TTACAGTTGTTGCACCTGCATTCCAATCTTTCACTCTCCATTGATTTGAAGTGCTTACTGCATTAGCATCATTACTTGATAAGTTAGAATTATTACCTCTTACAATATCACCCCAACTCCAATGAGCACCCTCATCTCTTGTTTTTGTTACAACAAATTGTGGCTTAAATGGAAAACTTAAATCATAATCTGAACCACCTGTCATATTATAAGTTTCTATATCAAAACTACTTGCAAGTGTAGGCTGCTCTGTGTCAGGATCTGCAGCAAATGCCATATAGATATATGTATCACCTGTATCATTAACGTCATCGTGGTCCTCTTTAATTTGAAATCCATTAGAAAGAAAATCTACACCACCCATATCTGATGCTTCTTGATTAGCTCCATTTGCTAACAAATAATTTATTCTTGGATTACTTGTGTTTCTTTTATTATCATACATAAACCAACTTCCTGCGTCATCTGCGTTTTTAATCATAAGAAAAGCAGGTTCAAATCCTGTTTCTACAATTGGTCCATCATCAGAAGAATTACCTTCATACGAACCAAACTTTGAAAAGCCATCAATACCTGCGAAAAAATAACCAACATAAGTGTTACCACTTAAATAACCATTACCACCTGCTGCAGTATTAAAATAATATTTTGTAGCATCAGGTGCAGTTCCAAATACATCAGATGAACTTCCTGCATTAAATTGTTCTAAAGATAAATAGCCATTAAAGTCTTTGTGTCTTACAATCCAAGAATTAGTACCATCTAAATTTTTTACCAGTAACATATCAGGTGCAACTCCAAGTCCGTGACCTATACTTGCTGATGAGCCATTACCGTCCCAAGTAGCTATTGAAAATCCTGCATCTGTATTTGCTTGTACTGTACTTGTAATACTTCCATCATTATTTGTGCTTGTAGTTCCTCCATTTGCCTTCCAACACCAAGCCACATAAGTTTCACCTGCATAATTACTTGTCCCATCAGCGCCTAATGTAAAACCATCACTGTCAAAAGATTGTATATGATTAGACCTCGTTTGTTCTGCATTACTGCTATTTGAAGAAATTACTTTAGTACCTCCTCTTGTCGAATCAGCTAAAAAATGCCAACTATTAGAACCAACTCTAACTTTTGTCCAAACAAAATCAGGTTTAAAGCCGACGCCTGTAATAGCTTGGGTTCCACTATTACCTGTATATGTAACTACCTTAAAGTTCTCGCTTGGTACTAACCCTCCTGCTGCTGCAGCACCCTGTAATAATCTCTTATTTACAGCCATATTTAATCTATATTAGGGAAATCGTATGTCTTAACTTTCTTTTTAGTAGTTAATGCATTGATTTCTGATTCAACTGTCTCTGATAATTCTCTTAAAGCTACTCTTGCATCTACAATATCTGCTGGTACATCTGCTCCATTATCTGCTTCTCTAATTATATACCAGTCAGTTTTTGCAAGTTTACTTCCTATTCTATGTTTAAAGTTGGTAATCGCTTGATCTTTTAATTCTGCTAATGTTTCACTCCAAGTTATATCTTCAGTATCTTTTTTAAATACTGTTGCTTGTGTATCCCAATAAATCTCACCAAGTGTGTGTATTCTTGAGTCATAACTCTCATCTATGATTACATCAAATAATCCAGCATTTCTTAATGCATCAGCTGACATAGCTCTCGCATTTAAATGATGACCTGTTGAAGATCTAAATGATTTTGGTACATCTGGGTACGTTGTGATAATTCCGTTGTTGTTTACTGCTTTCATATTATACTGCTTCTTGTGAAATTGAACCCCATTGTTCAGTAGCTCCATTTGTAGATACTACTTGTATTAAATTTGAAACTGTTCCATCATATGTACCGCTTATCTCTTTTAAAGATGTTGGTAGTGTTAATGCAAAGTTTCCTGTTACTATAATGTCTTTAACCATTCCTGTAGAAACATTACTAAATGTTAATGTTGTTGCTTCAGTTATAGTTAATGTATAAACTTGTGCGTCTGAAAAGTCTATGTCTACTGTTGCTGCCGCTGTAAGAGAATCAATAGTAGTAAATTCATCTGCTAGTTTAGAGTATGTTATTGAATCATCTGCTACACCAGCACCGTCATATAACTCTGTAAAGTTATCATTTGTTTTATCAAATGCGGATCTTATTGGATCTCCTGTTCCGTCATTTGCTGTTGTTCCTATATTTATCGTTTGTTTTGCCATAATTAATATAATGTTTTATCTGCTGTATATAATGTACTATCTGCTAATACTAGCGTTGTGTCTGCTCTAAAATACGAACCGTCAGCGTCAAAAGGGTATATTATACCCCATCCATTTTCTTCATTTACATTTCCCCACCACGATACGTCATATATTGTTCCAAACATACTATTACAATAAGTTTTTTAATTTTTTGTTATTCTTTGTCAAGTCTATAATGTATTTTTTTAATCTTTGCACATTATAGGCTTTTGGTTTGTATTTTTTCTTTATAATACCCATCCCTCGAAACTAGCATCTTTATCAGGATATACATCCTCGTTAGAGTTACTGTTGTATTCTGGAAAACTGTCATTATTAAAGCTCATGTAGCTAATAAATCTGTCCGTATAGTACTGGGCTAAATTTCTTTCCTTTTCAATAAGAAAGTCAATTTCCGTTTTGTCTACGTTTGTTGCATTTTCGCTAGAGTGTTTAAAGACTCCTTTATTAGCGAGTGTATATGCAGCAAAAGGCAAATACTCTACCATAGCCCAGTGAATAAGCATTGGCTTTACATAATCTGTAACTAGATTTAAATAACTTCCAGTTAAACTACTTGCTATTATGTCAGCTTCTATCTTATTTAATAAATCTGTACCTAAATAGTTTTGAATATGAATGTCTTGTGCTATCTTGATAAACTGAATAAACTTATCAGTATCAACATTACCATTCATTGCTGTAAACTTTACTATATCTTTTCTGCTAATTAATAATGCTTGTGCCATTTTTATCTAGGGTTTTTATATCCGTTATTTGGCATATCTATTGGTCTAGTTGCCACTTCTTTCTTGTTTTTTTCTGGTTTAAAGCCTTCTTTTCTTGCTTTGTTTACTGTAACTTCAGATCTAGGATTTTTAGGATCTGGATTAACACCTTCTTTTTTACTCATGTATGTTTTACGCATCCAGAAGTGATGACAATTAGCACCACCTTTATATAACCATATATCATAAGTTTTAACTGAACCTTTAGGTCCGAAACCAGCATTTACTTCTTCAGATGACATTTTATCTATATCTTCTTTTCTATAAATCTTTTTTGCTGATACCATTTTTTGACAAAAATCTCTAGAATTATCGCTTACTTTTAAAGGTGCATATTGATACCTTACTCTAAACCTTAAACCCTCTTCGTTTTCTCCATCTTGTTCTGATTTAGCATTTGGTCTTGCAGTACCTGTTTTTGCTAGTCCTATCATTTTATCTAATCCTTCTTCTTGCTCATGGTCTACAGCTCTCTCGTCTACAAGCTCCCAACCATCATCTAAAAGATCCTGTTCGTCTTGACCAGTCTGAATTAATTTATCAGCTATATTGTTTAATGTTTCATCATCAATATCTGATGATAATTTAACTCCTGTCTCTTCTTCTCTTGATTCGTCTGTTACAGCATTATCTGTTTCTATGAAAGCAAGCGGCTGAAGCGTTTTAAAGTACAAATTAAGGCTTATCTCGTTTACTGCAAGTATAGAGTCTATACAGCCAATTAAAAGCTCTTGATAAGGCTTTATTGTAACGTTGTCAAATAACAAAGAAGCTGTTTTAATTTCATCAGAGTTTGATCCTAGTCCATTATTTTCTGTTCTTATACCTAAAAGCAATGGTGATGTTACTCTGTGTCCTATAATTAGTTTATTTGAACACTCTGTAGATAAATACTGATAATGTGCTGGTGCATCATTTAAAGGTACATCATCTATTGTTGTTTTGCTTTCTGCGTTATTGTTAAAGGCTATAATTACTTTTTCTCCTCTTGCTCCTGTAAGCTTACTCATTACATCTGACTTAACCTGCATTTGCTTTTCTCTATCTGGAACGCCATTATTAAAATTAACAACTTTAGTTCCTGAAAAATTATTTTGCACATCATTGATTAAATAGTCTGATATTTCTGACTCTAATTCAGCATAAGCTAATGCTCCTTGATAATCTACTGGACAATAATAATCATATCCACTTACATATCTTTTTACAATTTTAATCTCTGGCTCTTTACCATTACCAAATCCAAAAGCTGCTATTCTTTTAGGTTTACTATTTGCTTTTATCTTGCTCCAGTCATGGAAATAATAGTAAGCTTCAATTTCACCATCATCATTACATTTTTCAGCTCTTAATGTTTGTCTTGGAAAATGCTCTGACTTTACTACTTTACCATCTTGATATAAAACCTGAAAACTTCCTTCTCCTAATAGTTTTAAATCTAGAATTACATTTCTTAAATCTTCATTTTTAAAAATAGATCTCATTGCAGCATACTCATCTGGCTTTTGTGAACTATCTGTTGCATCTAATCCCTTGCCATATATTAATTGCGATATTCCTTGAATAATTGCATTGTTTGTTGCAGAATTAATAAATAAATTAATTAAGTAAGAATAGTAATCATTGTTTTCTCCGTAATTAACCCAATCCCTATGTTTATCTTCTGATATTTTAGGTTTATTATATTCTGATAAATTTACTATGTGTAGATTCTCCATATTATAGTACTATAAAATCGTTTGTTGTTTCTTGTGGTTCATACTCGTTATTATTTACTGAATAATTTGTTACAGTTTGATTAGTACAAAATATTTTATCTTTATAAATAACATTTCCACTTTTTTTAATTGTTAGTGTATAAAACGTATCTTCCACTAACGTAAATACATCTGAATACTGATAGTAATAATCTAGTAAGGTAAATGTATTTGTATCTTCATCATATACTGATGAGTTTGTCGTTTCATTTATAATTGATATGTTATAAATGTTGCTATCAGATGCTACGTATTCTCTTGGAATAAAATTTATCGTTTGAGAACTAGAACTGTTCTGTAATATTATCATATTATAACAATAAAATAAATGTTATTTTGTTAATTATTAAGCATAAAAAAAGGCACCAATTAGTGCCTTCTTTATCTAATTTAAAGGATTATTAAGAGTTAGTTCCTTCAGTTACTGTTACTGTAGCTGAACCCATACCTGCATATGGATCTGCTGCTGTAGGACTATCTAAAAATTTAGCTGGTGAAGTTTCCTGTGCAGTGAACGTTAATGTATAACCTGAAAGGTCTCCCATTGCTGCTCCTGTTACTATTGTTCCTCCACTTACGTCTGCTCCATTTTCTAATCCCATTACCATAACATTACCATTATAATCTTCTACTGCTATATGTGGTCTCCCATATGCTAACAGCTTTAATTCTTTATTATCTTCTTTAGATAATTTTTTTAATGTTATGTTTAATGTTTGCTCGAAAAACGTTGTTCCATTTTCTCTTGAGCTATTTACTGTTGTTTCGAAAGATGAATTTCCTTTTAAGTCATATTCAAAGGCAGTAAAAGATCCACTCATATCAGTAATTTGTTCGTCTGCACTTGTTACAGTTCCAAAATCACCAAAATCAGTAAAATATACTTTTCTTATACCTCCAACTACGTCTTTACAAGGTTCTTTTCTTCCTTTAGTTAAATCACAAGCCATATTATTTTTATTTTTTAAAAAAAAAGGTAGGCAGTTTAGCTACCTACCCTTTCTTATGTTATACAATCTTTAATTACGATGTTGCGTATAATACAATGTCAGATCCGATTGCGTGCTGAATACCAGCAGTAAATCTCATTACCATTCTTACATTTTGAGAACCATCAAGATCAGCCATGTCTAATACTTTTACTTCGTTGTGATCTGATAATAAACCTGTACCGAAGAATAAGTTTGATTTTTCTGCAGCAACTGCGTCATTGCTAGATAAACCTTGTGCTAATACAACTGGAATACCATCAAACTGAAGACCTGCTCCTTTTGAGTACCACTGTGTACCTTTGTTATCAGTACCTGCAGCTCCTAAACCAGATGCTCCAAATCCGCCTAATGCTCTAACGTAGTTTCTATACATATTAGATGGTAAGTAGATAGTCATATCTTCTGAACCATATGCTGCAGAAGGAATTGCGTCAGCAATTTTACCAAGCTCTGTAATAATGTTAGCTGCTGTTGATGCTGTACCTGTTACGTCATTTACATCAGAATCAGCTCCTAATGTAGTTATAAATCCATCAAACTCTCCATCTGTTCCGTTTGTTCCTGTCCAGATATTGTTTTCGATTTTTTGAGCAACTTTAGCTGATACATGTCCGATTAAGAAATCAGAAAATGATGGAGGTAAAGTTTCGTTTATAGTAGAATATCCCATTTGAACAGCTTCCCAATCTTGTACGTAGTCTTTTTTACAAAGCTCTAAATTCACTTGGAATTCTTCTGGTTGTAATATTCTTTCTGTTAAAGTTAAAACGTCTGCTTGACCTGAAAAGTCACATGCTCCGTTTTTAACAATACTTGTAGAAGCAACTTTTTTCATTACTTCTTTGTATTTCACGTTTGGCTTAACTGTAATTAAATTGTTAGCCAATGTGTTTCCACTTAAAAGAGCTGCAGATACATATTTGCCTGCAAATTCTCCTGCATAAGTAGTAGTTATTGATGTTGTGCTATTTGCCATTTTTATTTATTTTAATTAAAATTTGATATTGTTTGCATTACCCTGTCTAAAGTATTCATAGGTCTAGAATTTGAAGGAATGTTTAATTGTGTTTTTTCTTCACTTTCTGGATTGTGTTTTACCTTTTCTACTTCAGATAAGATTTCTTTTGTTGGTTCTTCAGATAATTCTTTTTTAATATCTTCAGAAGCCATTTCTTCGTCTTTTTTACCGTAACCTAATTCTTCAATCATAGTTACAATATCTTCAACGGCTTTTCTTACTTCCGCTAACTCTTCTTTTGTAGCGTAATCTACTGCAGCTTCAACTTCTTCCACTTCAGCTTCGCCCATAGAAGCAATTATACCTTCTTGCTCTATGGTTAATTTTAAACCATCTTCAAGAGTGTATTCCCCAACTGGTAAAGCTACTTTCTCATCTTCAGTAACGATAAAAATTTCATTACCAGCTTCAAAAGCTTCTGCTTCTACTGTTGTACCATTTTCAAGCTGCATAGTTGCAAGCTCTACTTTTGTTTCTTCTACTTGATCTGTAGCTAATTCAGTAGTTTCTTCTTTAGTCTCTTCAAGATTAACATCTTGCTCCTCTAAATTTATTTCTACTTCTGCAGCGTTCATACCTAGTAGGTCTTTTACTTGTTTTAACATTTCTGTCGCTTTCATAGTATTACAATTAAATTAATTTCTGTTTGTTATATTTTTAAGCTTTAGCTTGTATTATAAACCACTCTGTTCCGTTGCTCCAAACAGTTACACCTTCATATTCCTTATTAACTCTATATGCAGAAGAAGAACCATCTAGTGTTTGACCAGAAGCTGGTGTTAAATCTGCATGCGTTGAGGTTGAAAATGTTGTATCAGATATAATTCTGATTACTCTGTTTGTGTTCGCTGTGGTTGTAGCATCTGGCAAAGTAAGTTCTATAGTTCCTGCTGATCCTGACCAAGTAAGAACAATAAGCTCACTATTTGTATAAGTTGAACTTCCTAAATCTACAGTACCACCTGCTACGCTAACCGTTAATGTAGTAGGAACTAAATAGTTTACAATGTCTTTTACTGTTGAGTATTTTGTTTCACTGCTTTGTACTACAGGTATCAATTCTGTTCCTTGCAATGCTGTTGCAGCGTTTAATGCTGATATTTTTTTATTTGCCATTTTTTATAATTCTATTTTACTATTATTTTCTTGTAATATATAATCGCCATTCTCTTGCAACAGAAGTCCTATTGGTCCTGTTATATCACCAATTCCTTGTGCCATGTAATCTTGGTCATTACAACATTCTATTGAATATGTATCTCTATCTCTACATAAACACCCTCTTCTTCCTGATGATGGAACTGTATATCTTCTTCTCATTACTTTATCGGTACACAATTAGGAACTCTTCTTCCGTTTTTCATTTTAAAACCTATCATCTCATATCCTGCTTGACAAGGTTTTTTTAATTCTTGCTCATGCGTCTCACAAGGCATAAACCAAGTCTTACCCTCTACTTCATGTTCGTGGTAACCTTCACATCCCATTTCTTCAGCTTTTATTATTGCTTCTTGTTTTGTGTCATATGCTATTTTACCGTCTATCTCTATAGATGCTAATTTTTGGTCGTCTAGTTGATCTAAACTTTTAAGCTTACTCTCTGCCCAAGACTTTGCAGATTTACCTCCCCATAATAAATAAGAAATATATCCACATGCTTCTGTGTCTCCTGTTTTATAATACTCTTCTGCTCTAGATAAGTAGCTATACATTCTTTTTATTGTTTGTACTGTTAGTTTTTCTTTTCTTGCTAGTTGTTGAGCCCTTACTTTACCTACTTGTGTTGCACACTTGTTATTTACTTTTTTATTTAAATCTATACCTCTTTTTGCATTGTTAGCAACAGAGTTTGGATAGTCATTATAAGTTTCTAGCTCTATAGTTTCTCCAGAAGTGTCTTTATCTTGTTTTAAAATAGATTTTACAGCACTTAATAAATCTTTTGCTTCATCTTCTTCTATTTTTTGTATCTCTTTGTTTTTACATATACAACTATCTAGTTTATCTTCACAATCACATACTGAAAGTTTATTAGGCTCGTTAGGTCTTTCTAGTTTATCAGCAAAATATCCTTCTATTGAAAACCCTTTTACTTTACCTGTTTTAATATAGTTATCCCAAACATCATCATTGTCTACTTTCATAGAAACCATCCAAGTACCTAAAGGCACATCCATATCATATAGTCTTGTCTTATCTTGCTCACCTTCTACTATCCAACTCTCTACTACTGTAAGTCCATTTAATGGTGATTCGTGTTCTAATGTAGATCTATGTTGTTTAGCTCTTTTTAAAAACAGCTCACTTGCTTGTCTAACAGTGTTTCTAGAAAAGTATATATAATACTCTTTGTCACCACTTTTTCTGTAAATTGGTTTATTAGGAATTAATGCTGGTCCTAGTAAAAGCTTTTTCTCTTTATCTAGTTCTGCTAACTTAAATTCTTGATTCTTTAAAAAGACAAAATCTTCTTGAATTGCGGGGTTTTCTACTATACTTATTGCATCAATTCCTGAAACGTTATCCTCTTCGTCTATAAATAATTCTATGATGTCCATATTATAACAATATTGTTTTTATTATTTTGTTTTAGTTTCCTAGTGTTGCTTGATTTGCAGTTTTTCTATCTAACGCTTGTTGTGTACTTACATCTGTACTAACCACATAAGCTCTTACTGGTTTTTGTTGTGCTCCTGCTATTGTTTGTGCTAGTTGGCTTTCTGCTGTTGCACCTACTACATTAAATGCAGGTGGAGTTGATATTGCTGGAGTAGGTACTGATCCTCCTGTTCCTCCTTTTGCAAAACTTGGTGGTGCTGGCTCTTTAGTTGCTGTTATATTTCTAATGTTCGCAAAACCTGCTGCAATAACTGATGCTGCACCAATAAATCCAAATATACCTCCTTGACCTAAAGCTTTGTTTGCACCTGCATAAGTATCTATTATAGCTTGTGTTATAGCTATTGCTTTTCCAAACTTACTATTCTCTCCAACTAAACTAGCTAGTGAACCTAATGCTCCAGTCACTGCTGATACTTTTGCATCTGCTATTTCTTTGTCTAGTTTTTGTTGAGTAACCGCACTTTCTGCATTAAAACTATTTAATTCATTAGATGCATCAATAAAGGCTTGTGTTCCTTCTTTATAGCTTGCTTTTTTATCTTCTAATACTTGTCTTGTTAGAAGCTGCTCTTGTAAAGCTATCTCTTTTTGTTTTTCTAATCTTAACACTTCATTGTCTATTAGTTCTGCTTGACCTTGTGCTAATATGTTTTGCACTTCTAATTCTCCTTGTGCTATTGTTTGTTGTAGTTCTAACCTCTCTCTATCTAAAGCTAAATCATTTGCTTTTTGTTCAGATCTAAATCCTTCTATTTGTGCTAATACACCAACTTTTTCTGCTTGTGCTTCTAGTAATATTAACTGATTTTCTTGATTGTTGTTTATATCTACTTGTGCTTGTGCTGATGCTATTTGAGCATCTACATTTGCAAGCATTAATCTCTCTTGCTCTTCAAGTACTTCTTTTAATTCGTTGTTAGCTATTATTCTTTCATCAATAGTATTTCTTTCTTCATCTCTAACTTGACGTAATTTTTCTGCTTCTCTATCTTTTTGTTCTAATATAATTCTATTTTGAGCAGCACTTAACTCTGCAATTTTATTTAATTTTGTAGTTTCTTTTGCTTGTTCTATTGTTGCTTTAGTATAGTCTGTTGCGGCTTTTACTACTTTACTGGTTGTTTCTGCGATTTTTTCAACGCTATTATCTACACCTGTTAATATATCAATAGATTCTTTTCCTGCACTTTTTACATCTTCAAATGCTCCTGCAAAATCACCACTAAATACTTTTTTCACAGCACTTCCTAATAGACCTAAAGTTTCTATATAACTGTTAAATCTTTCTATAAGGTTTTCTTTAACTGCTTTACCAAAATCTTGTATTGCTCCTAATGGATCTTCAAATATTCCTTTAAAGAAATCTACTACTGTTCCTATATTTGATTCTATAAATTTAAATAAATCATTAAAAACTATTTCTAAAGCTGTAGTTGCGGTAGCAAATGTATCTACAACTTTCTGGTTAGACATAAATGTTTCTTTAAGAACATCTAATACAACAGTAAATGCTTTTATGGCAACATTAGCTTTTAATATACTGTTTAACGTAAACACTGATTTACCTGCAGCTTTAGCTCCTTCTTGTATACCTTTAAGCCCTACACCTACTGTTTGTAAGTTTTTTTCAGCATCTTTTGCTTTTACATTAATATCAATATCTATTTCTTTTGCCATTATTTGTTCTTTTTAAATTGTTCGTATGCTTCTTTTATTGTTTCTGGCATTTTATTCTTACCTAGTGCTATATCTATATACTTGCCAGATATTTTCTCTTGCTTTGCTAATCTTAATAATTCTAGTACGTTTCCTAACATGTCGCTTCTAATACTTGCTTATAATAATAATAATTACAATGGGTTTTTGTTATATTGAGATCTGATGGAGGACTCTCGTTTTGCCAGTCTGATTTTCTAAAAAAACCATTATGTTTATCTAAAACTCCTGCGTTATGTAAAATTCTTTTATTTTCCATTGTTTCTATTTTGTCTGTAGACCAAGAAAAGTCTAAACGTTTTGATATTTCCGTTTTCATTCCTTTTTTCCAGAACATCCACAACGTTGCCCACATTTCAGCAGTCCATGCCTGTATAGGATAGCTTCCTTTGTATTTTTCTTTGTGTGTTTGATTGTATTCCCTCATAGCTCTATAAAGTGCGTTAGAGTTTACGTATACGTCTTTCCAGAATTTACTGTCTGTTCCTGTAAAAATATATTGTGCTCCTCCTGATGATTCTTTTTTATTTTCTACTATTCTTTTATCTATTTTTCCTGCTTCACACATAATATCTAAAATCTCCTCTCCTTTAGATGCTATGTAATCATAACCTATATAACTTTTAGTATCTGATAACCAAACTTTATCTTTTGTAAATTCACCTAAAGGCTTTAAAAGTACAGTATCAGCATCTGCATAATAATACTGATGTCCTGATGTACACCCACAACTTTCAAAATACTTACTCATTAAGTAGGGTTTTATAGCTGGTGCATAAACTTCTTGCTTATAAGGGTAACTTATAAAGCTTACATGAGTATACTTTGTTCTTAATTTATTAAACTTATACTCACCTGTATCACCTAAAAGAATTATAATATCAAATGGACTAACTCCGTTTTTTAAATATGAATTAATCATAGTGTCTACTTGCCACTCATAATATTTAATCTCTGGTTGTGCTGATATATATTTCATATTATGGACATGATGGACAAGTTGTTGGTCCTGTTAATGAGCTTCCACTCCAATAGTAATATTCACCAAAGCTTGCTGTATACCATGAAGGTGTTGTTCTTAAAGTACTACATGTGTCATCAGTATATATTGCGGTTGCAGTAGATATATCATTGCTATTCATGTAGGTTGTCACAGTTCTAGTTGTGTTACAACAAACATTTTCTGCGTCTGTAATTGATCTATATAATAATTGACTTCCACAAGTTAAAGTAGTAGTTGTTGTAGTGGTTGTTGTTGTTGTACAAGAACCAGTAATAGTACCATAAGAAGTAGGGTTAGCTACATAATCTGTTCCTGTTATATCATAACAATTTGCTCCATCTGTTGATATAGTAATGTTTGTGTTACCTATCTGATATCCTGCGTCTAATTGTACATAAGTTGTTTGTGTGTCGCTTTGTCTTTCTACAACAAATACGTTATCATCTGGAACTACTGACGGACATCCTGTTTCACCTGTATCTGTAACCGTTCCAGCACTTGGGACATTATCCGCTACTTGCCCTGTTACTCTATAAAGAGCTGAACTAGAATCTTGAACTCTAGCGTTTGGAGCAAAATTAGCACCTAAAGCTCCAGTATCTTGTGCTGACCTATATATTTTATTTATATTAGGTTCTTCACACTTTGTTAATTCCCAATAATACGTTCCAGTACATTCTAAACAGCTTCCATACCAAGTGTAGTCTCTAACTAAATTATCTTGTGCATCACAACTTTGTGCATCAATCCATGGATCACTTTGGCTCCCAGTTATTGCAACTGGATTAGAATAACAATCACCATTATATTCAACTGTGTCTGGGAAACTATCTACACTGTTACCAAATGTAATAAGAGCATCTAATCCTCCTGTTGCACAATCCCCATATCTTCTCCATATATTTAAAGTTGGTTTAGTTGGTGCTACACATTCTGGTTCAGGTCTAACTGGACATCCACTTACACTTTCCCAAACTTGCAAACTACTTGGTTCGTAATATCTATATATGTTTAAATCTGTATAGAATCCTTGTGGTGCCTTATTTGGTGTTCCAATATTAGTTGCACTAGTATACATATGCTCGGCTGATGTTGCAGATAATAATGTTTTATTGTTATCAAAGTAGTAAAATCCTTGCACTCCTCCTTCATCACAGAAGTTTTGTAATGGATTAAAACCTTCTCCTAAATAAAATAACACATTTGCGTCTACACATGTTGTACAAACACTAAAGGTTGTTCCGTTCCAATATCTTCTTTTTGTGTTATCTGAATCTAATGAATAATAACCAGCAGCAGCTTGAGTTACCGTACAGGTTCCTGTGTTTGTAGGTCCTACATAATTCCATAATTGTGTTGCAGCACAAAATACAGACTGTGTTACTGGATCATTTCCTTCTGGATCTATATAGTAGAAGTTTTTACTTTGGTGATTTTCACAAACATCATTAGAAGAACTATATCTTAAATAAGCTACACTTTTAGTTTCTAAACAAGTATCTACTAATGGTTCGGTTTGTGTACAAGTTTCACATCCTACTCCCTCTGGAGCTCCTACTGTTACACCATTATTTGTAGCCCAATCAGTTTCAAATGCTGTTGCTGATGTATAATAACACTGTCCATCTATTTCTATATAAGAACCTGTTGTGATATTACCTACTGTAAATGTGTCTCTTGACCTAATGTATTTTGTTTCTCCTACTACTGTTGTTTCTGGACATCCTGTAACTTTGTAATAATTGTAAACTATTAATTGAACTTCTCCTGTTCCAAATACAGTTGTTACTGTTTGACTTGTTGTAAATGTTCCACCAGCATTGTTTACTGTTGGTTTAGTTCCTACCCATTCATATCCACTATTTAACTCAACATCTGAACTAAAGACAAATACAGTTCCAGAATTTTGTGATTTAATTAAACCAGCTTGGTCTCCTGTAACCTCATAACCATTTGTTGGACCGCTTATACTAGATGTGTCTATAGCCAGTGTTATATCAATTAGCGTTTGTGTTGTCCATACAACTTCATATGTATCTGTTGCAGTGATTGTTCCGTCTGTTGCTGTACACGTGTAAGTGTATGTGCCTGCACTTGTTTCTGTAAAAGTTATACTTTGTGTAGAGCCACTAGCTGATCCACCAGACCAACTATAACTTGTTGGCGTAAATCCTGATGGTGTAGCAAATAAAGTTATATCATTGTTTACTGTTTTAGCGGTAGGTCCACTAATAGTTAAGAATTCTGATGTTGCTTGAACTGTACCACTTAAAGTTGTATTTACTGTTAGGTTAGATGTTCCCACTGTTCCTTGTGCGTTAACTATAGATGGTCCAGATGTAAATTGATAACCACTATTTGCACTTACATAACTATTAAATGAATACGTTTGACCTTCTTGTAATGTTTGTGTAGAACCTGTTTGATCTCCTGTTATATTATATGCTGCTGCAGTTGGTGATGATATGTTATCTATAACATTTAATGTAATTACATACGTTTTTGGTGTCCAAAGTACTGTGTGTGTATCTGTAAATTCTTCACTGTCATCACTATCTGTAGCTATACAAGTATATGTAACGTTTCCTGTTGTTGCATTTGTTATTGTTATAGAAGATGTTGTTAATCCTGCTGCATTTCCTCCTGACCATAAATAACTAGCTGTTCCTATGAAGTTGTTAGCTGTTGCAGTTAATGTAATATCTTCTGTTTGTTGTTGGCTTGTTAATCCACTTATAACTAGACTTCTACCTACATCACATGTTTTATCAGCAGTAGGTGTTGTTCCGTCTACAGTACAGAAAGTAGAATCAGCAGTACATTCAGTACATTCATCTTCATCCGAAGTTGTAGTTGTAGTTATTGGAGTTGAACCTCCTACTGATACTGTTACTTCATTAATTAATTCTAGTTTAGATCTACCTGTAGTAAAATCTGTTTCTATTTGATTAATAGTGTAGTTTCTGTCGCTTATTGCTATTGTGTCTGCAAGAATAAATTCTTGTAACATTTTAATAGGTAAATAAGCATTTACAGTTGTAAGTCTTTTATTTGTCTGAAATACTTGAGAAATATAATTTTCATAATATACTTTAAATAATGTGTCTTCAAATTGATTTGTTAATGAGTATTCGTTTATCTCATTTCTAAAATGAATATTACTTTCATTTATAGTGTAGTCTATTTGCTGACTATTTGAAGGTATATAATAGCTTGTTATATCATTATAATTTGTTCCTTCTACATCTGGACTTGCTGCGTTCTCTGTAATTAAGAATCTTATCTCTGTTGCTGATGTTTGATTGTGTGCATAAAGAAGTAATGGGCTTCCATAATAAGGATCATTATTATCATCTACAAACCATCCTATTTGTGGATCTGTACCTGTGCCATTTAGCTTTTCAAACTTCATATGCTCAAAAGGTAAAGTCACTTCATATGTTTCTGGATTAGCATCATAGTAATCATCACCACTATAGCCTTCTGTTCCCCAGCTTACACTGCTTAATTGTTCATGTTGTTTTACTAATTTTGTTCCAAGTCCCTCATACTCTAAAACTATCTCTTTATATGGAAGAGCTACGTTTACACTTGATTCTGTTGTATCTACATAATTAGTTATATCCCAAACTGTATCTGAATCACTATAGTATTCATCTAACGTTTTTATAATTATAGTGCCATTATCAGTATAAGCTGTTAGATTAAACATTCTAAACAAACCAGTTAAAAAGTCTATTACTTTCATTTCTGGTATTTGTTGAGATATAATAAACTCTCTTGTGTTATTAAAAGTATAATTACTTGTCAAAGGGTATTCTGCTGTGCTGTTTTGTAAGTAAATTACATTAATATCCCATTGCGTATCTGTATCTAAAACAAAACTAGAAGCTGATGAGTCTACAAAAACAGTATATGTTGCATTTTCTAAATAGCCTGTTAAAGTTACAGAAGTATTGTTTGTTATAGATCTAGAATTATCTTCTATCCCATCTTTATATATTCTTACTGTTCCTGTTATATTTGTAGTGGCATTTATAGTTAATGAATATTGTATTGATCCTGTTGCATTTTGTACAATTAATCTGTCTGACTCACTTCTTATTACAGGTAGTTCTTGAAATCTATCTATCGTAAAGCCTGTTACTTGCTTACTTACCGCTGTATCTTCAAATACTTTTCCCTTTTTTCTATGCATCCACATATAAAGATTATAATAAGATGTGTTTGTGGTATTAAAAAAGTCTGTACTAAATGTTAATCCATATTTATCTTCTACAGCTCTAATAATAGCGTCTATCTTTATTGCATACTTTAATTCTTCCCAATAAACTCCTTGATGGCTAGCATCTACACCATCTGTTCCAAATGGAAACAAGTTACCTCCATTAGCATCTGGATAATCTGTTGTGTCTGCAGATTGATAATATAGTCTTGTAGTGTGTGATATTAATGGTGCTATTATACCTTTTGGATAGGTTATGTCTGTTGTTCTATCAGGATGTGAATATGTTTTTGTTATTCCTGTTTTTAATGCTGTTTCTACTGTCGAAGCATTATAAGTTGTATCAAACGCTGTGAGATCTAAAGAGCTTAAATTATCATCACCTAAAAGATCATTAAGGTCTATAGTGTTTCCAAAAAAAGTTATTCTATATGTGTTTGGTTGTCCATCTTGCAAATCAACTCCATCAAGCTTTATCTTTCCTGTTTTAAAAGGTCTAGAGTTTAATTCTATTGTAGAGTTTTTCTTTAATCTTGCATCAAACCCATCAGAAATAGAGTAGTTATAATAATGCTCAAATATTTTGTTATTTTTTTTTGATGCTGGAATGTTAAATGTTCTTGTGAACTCCACAAAAATTTGTGATATGTCTTTAACGTTCTGTATAGATTGGACTATACTTACAGACTCATCATTGAATAAATCTACTCTATTACCCTCTATATATAACTGCAAATATGCTTTCATTATCTAACTCTATCAATGTGTTCATGAGCGTGTTCTACTTCTATTGTGTAGTTAATTAATTTATCATTAACTTTTGTTTTAAATGTCAATGAATTTGATGCTATATCAATAGGATGTATCTCTGATCCCATGTGCATCCAAACTTGCTCTGATAACATTAATTGTTTCATTACCTCATTCATTCCCTCATCTATAAACCCTGTGTTTAATGTCATTTTTTCTCTTCCTGATTTACTTAATGTTCTATACTGATGTGATGTTACTGAATAAGTCCCAGAAGAAGATATATTGCTGTTGTTATATTTTTCTGACGTTGTTACCATTGTCTCTGTACTCTTTTTATCAAAATAAAGATCTTGTAGTGCTCCATACTTATTTACAAATGTTATTTGCATAGGCATGTACTTTGAGCAGTCTTGTCTTTTAATTGTAATTGTTACAGGTGGTGATCCTACAGATAATGTTGTTGTTGAACCAGTAAATGAATTATATATTATAGATCCTGACGATAACACTGGTATAAACCCTCCTTTTCCTTCAGGCACATATATTGTTGTATTGTCTTGCATTAAACAAGAACCAGTAGAACAAAACTCTTTTGTATAAGATGTATTGTAGTAATCCCAATAACCATCAAAGCCTTTATGTGTAAATGTAACTGGTGTTCCTGTTGTTCCTCCTGTTGCATTAGTTGATTGATACCATGTAATCTCTCCAGATATATCTACTGATTGATTTTGATAGCTTCCCCCATATGTTATGTCTAGATAATCTCTTGCTAGCTGTGCTATTTCAAATGTCACTGATGTTGTAGGTGTGTCTTTTATAATTGTATATCTTAATGTTCCATCAATCTCTAATTCTAATTTTGCTGATTGTGCACCACTTTGTGTTTGATATACATAAAAAGGACTTCTTAATAATATGTTTGCCATGTTCTATTGTTTTATTGTGTAATCTATAAATTCTTCTACGTCTAATCCGTATGCTTCTAATAATTCTTCTGGTAATCTTTTAAATCCTTTCTCAAAAGGTTTAGTAAAAAACAAACTTGCTTTTATTCCTTTATTCCATATTGATCTGGAAATAACATAAGCTGTAGACTCATAACTAGTAAACTTTCCTTTTTTGTCTCTGAATTGAAATCTTCTTGCTTCTACCCATTTCTTTATACCTCCTGATAATCCACCTTTCTTACCTGTGCCTGTACCGAACTTAAATGGACTTTTAGTGCTTTCTGGGTATGTGCTTGTTGCTCCTTTAACCCCTTGATCTTGGAACTTACCATAATCTTCCATCTCAAACTTTAATCTAAACGAGTTAGGCATAACATCTACTATACCTTTTAGAGAGTTGTAAAGCTGTTTAGATACATTCTTATTCTTTTTAGTTAGATTAGCTCTAGACTGTTGGATTACATAATCTTTAAATGCTTCTAATGCTTTTCTTGTGTTCTCTTTGTTTAGCATATCGTCATATCGTTTTGTATCTGTACATCAAATGTTGCTACCCATCCAGCTAACTTGTTTTCAAATCTATCTACAAAAGGCTCACAAGTAACATCTGTGTCCACTTGATATTTGTCTGAATATAAATCTCCTCTTTGTAGTAATGCCATTAGTCTATCTAATATCCCTAGTTGTGTGTTTAGCACGTCTTGCTCATTGTCATTACCTAAAAATAAATCTGTTGTTTCTTCTTTACTTACGTCTACTATATCCATACACATAACAGAGATATTAAACGTTAGCACTTTAGAATTTATAGTACATTGATTTACCATTACATGTGATAAAGGAAATATAGTTTGCTTGTTAAGATCTACATTGTCAAAGCTCCCATATGACACATTGTTTACAAATGGTTCTGCTTCTAGTGTTTCTTTTATCTTATTTGTTATGTTATAAAATCCTGTCATCTTGTTTTCTGTTTAATTAAATTTTTCTCTGTCTGTAATTTGTCTTGCTCATATGCTAAATAGTATAATGATGAATGTACATTTAATTCACTGACAGATTCAAGTTTGGTTGCATCTCCTCCAGCCAATCTATATAGCGAGTTATACCATCCCCACTTCCTAGCAAATCCTCCCTCTGCTGAATAGTCATCCCCTTGATCGCCTCTTGATTCAAAGATTTCAGGATAGTTTTCAGTAATTCGTTCTTTAAATTGTAAAAAAAAAGTATAGAACCCATAACTATATCAAGTGGCATCTGTTTATATTTTTCAGAATCTTCTGATCCTTTATAGTCTTCTATGATGTATTTGTCTTTTAGTGTGTCCTTTATTGGTCTGTATAATACTGCCATAGCTTTATGCATGTTGCTCCAGTCTCCTAGTGTAGTATCAAGGTCTATATATTCTCCTAAAGTTATTTTATCTAAATCTGGAACAAAGCCATAAGCTATTCCATCCATTGTAAAAGTAGGCACAAGTTTAGCGTCTTTATTAAATAAGTCATTAATAATTCTTACAACTTCCATCACACTATTAAACTGTACTTTAATAACATTCTGGAGATTAAGATTACAGAAGATTTCTACTGTCTTATGTAGCAAGAAATTAGAGTTCTGATTAGCGTCTGTGTTTATCTTATGATACTTCTGGTATTGTTCTAAACTAATCTCTCTTAAAGATTCTGGCACTTGTATCTTAACTTTCATATTATAACAATAACTTATTCAGTTTTTTGTATAAAAAAAGGGAACCATTTCTGATTCCCCAAAACTAACTAACATGAAAAGTTTAATTATGTACTATTGTCTCTCTTTATCTTTTGCTCTCTCTCTAATGCATCATGAGCTCTATCATATGCCCATTCATATACTTCTGCTATCTTATGTTCCAACTCTTTTGTTCCTTGCGTAAACACTTCTGATCCTTTTTTAATTTGTCCTTTATAATCTAATACAATTATCACTGGTGGTTTCTTACCTAGTCTTGTTGGTTCTCGATAAACTCTTATATCGTTATCAATACACCATTTGAAGATCTTCATCTCCTTCTCGTACTGATCTCTGGTTTTCAGCTCTATCGATTTCATTTTCGATTTCATCTATTACTTTTAAAAGTTTTTTACTGATTCTTATTGATGAACCTTGTGACAAGCCACCATGATTAAACAATTCTCGGTTGATTATTAATAGCCCCTTTCTAGCTTCCTCTAATGACATAAAATAAAAAGTTTGTTAGCATTATCATCCAGAATGTAAGTTGAGGTAATCCCCAGCATAGGTATTTAACTATGTCTCTCTGTAGGTTTTTATCTACAGGCATGTTAATGTCTTGTTGTGTTGCTTTGTATACTGTCTTCATTATGGTAGGTAATAAGTTAGTGTTCCTATAATTCCTAATATAATAAATATTACTGTGTAAGTAATAAAAGCCCATTTAATCATTTCTTTTGTTTTCATTTCTTTGTTTCTAAAAAGATGCTGCCCATTCACACTAGACTTACTAAATTCCTCACTAGGATCATAATCCATTGTTGATATCGGTTTTAGTGTTTTTATGTTACTACGGGTTATCAGCATCTGTATTTAATTATAGTCTGCTATATAAAAAATCATCCACTAAATCTTGTGGAGTTATATTAGGTCTATGTATAATGTTTAAGAAATTCTCTGCATCTTGTTTTAGATAATAATCAGCATCAAAGAAATATCCTTTTTTATTAGACTCTCTAACTTTTTCGTTATAAGTTACAGCACCAAAGTTAAAGAATATGTCTGATGTATCGATATCTACTTTAGATTTGAACATCGTTTCTGAAGTTTGTGTTTTTGTTTTCATTGTTTATTTATTTTAATTATGAAGCTAATATATAAACATTTTTTGAACAATCCAAATATATTGTTAATTATTTTTACCAAATGTGATATTCTCCTTTATTAGGATCTTGTAATTGTGAGGTTAATGCATATCTAGCTGCATCAATACTATGGTCTCCAGACATAGGGTTAGGCTTTTGTAGTGTGTTACCTTGTTTGTCTTTCATCCAGACATAACCCTGAAGCTCTTTAATTAAGTTCTTTGATCTTTGTGTAACAAATACATTGTTTTGGTTTATAAGGTTAATACCATACACTATACTATCTCTACCTTTTGTAACTGGGAATACTTGATGTCCATATGTATTTAGTTCTGCTATTGATTTAGGCTCTGCACTATCTGCCCATAAGCTCCCTAGTATCTGATTGTTTTTTAGGTATTGACTTATGTGTGAGTTTAACATTCCTTTTCTATAGAGTACTTCATCAAATATATATGCATCATCTAGTTTGTATAATGCTACTAATGCTGCTTCGTCAACAGAGTAACCAAAGTCTAATCCATGACATAATAACCTAGCATGTGGTGGTATTACACTTATTTGTTTCCAATCAGGAATACAAGCTCCTTCAAGTGTTCCTATCTCACCTAGTCCATACACTCTCCACCAATTAGCCCAATAAGAGCTTTTAGATGCCTTTAGACGAGCTTTCTCTATTTCTTTGATAATACTATCAGGAAGTTCATTATTGTCCTTGTAAGTTAATGTAATGAAGTTTGTGTCTTCTGTATTGATTAATTCTTTATCTACCCAGAATAAATTAGTAGGGTTGTAATCAAGCCAAATATCTCCAGAGGTTCTTATTGATAGTTGCTGGTAAGCTTCAAAGCTAACATTATTACACTCATTAATAAATAGATCTGTTCTTCTAGAACCTCTTAATTTGTCTGGTTGGTCTGTAGAAAAGAACTCTATATAACTTCCATTAGAGAATGTGTATTTTAATGTTGTTCTATTATACTTCTCTTCGTAATATCTGTTTAATCCTTTTAGGATGTTTAGAAAGTCTTTTAATGCTCCTCTTCTTAAATGTGGAACTGATTCAGATACTACACTTATCTCGCTGCCTGCATTTCTTATTGCCTGATCTATTAAGATAGATAGTATACAAATAGTTTTACCAGCAGAAGTTCCTCCTCTTACAATCTTAACTCTTTTGTCTAGTGCAAGAAGTTTGTCAAACGCTATCGTCTTTCTGACTCTCATTAATCAATAAACAGTGGAGTGTCTTCGTTTATTGTAATGTCTTTTGTTTCTCTTGGTTTACCTGCGTAGTAATTATAGAACAGCTGAACATACTTGAAGTCTCCTTTTTCTACTCCAGCTTTTAGAGCTTGATATGCAGCATCTTCTAATGGAGTTAGTTTCTCTATTAGATTTAACTCATCTGCTTTAGGTTTTCTACCTGCTCCTTGTCTTTTTCCTCCGTGTGCCATAACTTGAAATAACTTGATTAATCAATAATACAATAAAAAAACTTATCATTTGTTAAATTATTTTACTTTGTGTTAATATTTCTTTACATAATTCTATAGGCAACTTACTTCTTTCATAATTACCCTTTAATCCTTGTGTGCCAGTTTGGCTGCCTCTTGGTGCAGGTTGATGATGACAATTTTTATTACCATTAAAACATTGTTTTCTTGGCTGCCAACCATTTGGATTATAAATTGATTTAATATTGTTAGACCAAATATCTGTAGGTTTTGCTCTTGTATCACCATATTGACAATACCAAACAGTTGCTTTTTCAAGACCTTTTACAACTTCTAATTTTCTTAATTTACCTCTTGGATTTTCTATATACCAATATTTAGGTTTTAAATGATTTATAATATCTATTGTTTTTTGAACATACTTAACACCAATCAAAGCATTATTGGATTTTGGTGTATGGTCTTTGTTCCAATGTTTACCAATAGATGCTACACTAAAATAAGTACAAGGTGGACTTGCCCATATTAAATCAGGTTTAAATGGAACTTTAGATATATCAAATTCTAGTATATCAACAGAGTAATCAATATTAGGAAATTCTTTATAATCAGATGAGAAAGTTTCATAACCTAAATTTTTAGCTTCTCTTGTGAATGTGCAGCTTCCTGCAAATAATTCTAATACTTTCATTTGTTAAAACTCATTTAAATATCTATTCTCTATTTCCCAGTTGCCTGCATAGAGTTCAAAGGTAGTACCATCCTTTCTTGTTCTGATCGTACCTTTAGGGTAATAGTTACCCTTTTCTTTAAATTCTTCTTTGGTTACCCATCCACACACTGTAAGAACTTTAGTAAATCTATTTATAGATGCGAATATAAATGCATCAGCTATGTATCCTATTTGTGTGTCTAGAACATTATTCACATAGTAATCTTTAGGATCTACTTTTCTTTCCATACATTTGACATCTGCCTTGTAACCATTCCATTCAATATCATACCCTCCATCAAATCCTCCTAGTCCATCCATAAGGTCTATTCCTAAATGGTCTCTTATGGTGTTTTCTCCTACTATTCCTATGTATTGATTTCTCTTGTTGCCGTCTGCAAATCCTCTCATTCCAAAGTTAGTTCTCTCTACCAGCTTTTTACTGTAGGTGATAATATCTTCGTGCAGAGGTATTTGTAACATTAGTCTAACAAGTCAAGGCTGTGATATTTGTTTTTAAGTTCTTCGTATTGCTTTTTAAGTATAAGATAATTATCTAGTAACATTTCTAGATTATATTCTAGTTTCTTGTCTGCTTTCTCATATCCTAGATACTTTCTAAACTCTTCTTTTATTTTAGTGTAGATGTTTAGTAATCCTTCATCTTGCTTTGTCCAATAATCAAAATATTTACAGGCATGTAATACAGATGCGTGGTTTTTATTAACTGACTTTCCTATTTTAGTATAAGTCATGTTGGTGTATTGACGAAGAAGCTTATAATACATTGCTCTTGCTTCAACAAAATCTCTGTCTCTACAAATTAATGTGTGTTCGTTTTCTAGATCAATGTTAGTCTGATTTCTTATTATTCTTTTTAATTCTGATGTTATCATAATATTTGTTTTCGTTTATAGCTTTTAAAATTCCTGCACACGCTTCATAATTCTCTAGAGTTTCATAAAGCTTTATAGCATTTTCTAGTTCTTCTTCTGAAGCTCCAGCTGCTAAATCCATCAGTGCCATTAGATAATATTTTTCTATTTCATCACTGAAGAGTTCCTCGTATGACATATTCGTTTAATTCTGATTCCTTCTTCACAAAATACTCTTCAAATGTTTTAATTGCTCTCTCTAATTTTTCTTTCCCTGATAAATAAAAACTCTCACTTGCATCCCACATACCTAAATCTCCTTTGCCTTTATCTATTGCAAAGAAATAAAATTTATCATAACTCACATTAAATAATTCACAATAAATATAAAGCTGTATGTCATAAGAGTATTTCTTGGCTGAATATGGAAATGCTTTTACATCTGATGTTGTTTTTAAATCACCAATAAATCCATCACCTAATATATCCGCTTTAGCACGGAAGGGATAACCATGTAACATTCCAATAGCTGGTATCTCAAACTTTGCTCCTCTTGTCATTCTTTGCCACAGATCATTCTGTAGTAAAGCGTCTACTGTATACATTGCTTTGTCATAGTCTTTTCTTGTATATACAAATTCGTCTGATCCTATCTCTGCTACTTTCTCTGTGTATTTTTTTGTTCTTGCTGATTGTACTTCTACTATGTGCACAAGACTATCTACCTTATCTGGTTCTAATGCTGCTAAATGTATAAGCCTTCCTGCTTTAAAAGCTGGGTTGTCTGATTTAAAATTTAAACTTCTAGCGTAAGCTTTAGGACTATCTAGTAAGTATTTCGCTGATGATGAACTCAATGCTGTTCTACCTAGTTCTCCATAGTAAAACTTATCGTCATCCATTTTAGGAATTAGATCTTCTGGTGAATATTGTTTTCCGTTAAGTAGTGTTATTGTATTATTCATATCATTCTCCTTTTTCTAATTGGTCTTCTAATGCAGCAAGAGCTCTCCATGCTACCTTGCCTAGATGTAACATTCCATCATCATCAATAGGTTCTGTAGTGTGGTCTATTAGGTGTCTAGTTAAAGCATCTAGTTGGTCTGTTGATTTACTCTTATCCCAATGCAGAGGTTTGTCTGGATGATGTTGCTGGTTCCCTATGTAACTAATCTTTGATACATATTTAAGTGCTCTAGGAAAATACTTCAACACTCCAGTAAATACTGGCATTTCTTTTCTTTCTTTATGCTTACTCATAGTCCTAGCTTTTTTGCCTTATTATATTTTATAACAATCTTATTAGCTTCATTGAGTTCTGTCTCTACTCTTCTTGCTCTTTTAAGAGCTCTTATCTTGTCTGATCTATATGACTCTATAGTTTTTTCATATGTTCTTCTCTCGTATTCAAGATGTGCAACATATATTCCTATCTCTGCCAAACATCCTTTACAGAGTTTTATGTCTTCGTTGTTTGACTCTTTACCCCACTGAATTAATTTATTTCCGAGGGTCTCGTAGTTTGTAACGTATTCTAATTCTTTGATTAATTCCATTTTATTTGTATTCATTGTAAATTGCTTCTAGTTTATTATACACTTGTCCAACAAAGCAAGGACTACAATTAGTAAGTTGTTTTTTGTCTTTAAAAACTCTATTGTATATCTCTAACATTTTTGGTGCGTATTCTGTTATATTGTTCTTTTTTTCTTGAAATATATCTTGAAGATATAAAAATTCTTGTTCTGTAAAAAGCTCTGGCATCCTATAAGGAAACAATTCATTGAGTTTCTTTTTTCTTTTATCACATCCACAGTCTGCGTCTAATGCTTCTGCTACGGTATCTACAACTTTTTTTATTCCTGTTGCTTTAGTTATTTTCTCAACTGTATCACCAAATCCTTTAGCGGCTACTTTTTGTTGATATTCAAAATTGGCTTTAAATTTATTATAATCGTTCATAATCTTCGTTTTTGTAATCTTCGTAATCTTCTTTTAATTTATCTTTTAATATGTTTTTTGCATTCTTTAAAGTATTAAATATACTTACCCAACTTATTTTTGTTTCTGCTGCAATCTTTCTTATACTCATATTTGTATCTCTATATAAAACAAAAAGCTTTTTATCATACCAATGCCAGTCCTCTATTTCCTCATCTATTTTTTGACATATATAATTATACGCTTCTTGTTCTCTTAAATCCGAATGATCTTCTAACTGAAGTACTCCATCATCAATAGAAACTTTCCTAACTTTTCGCTTACTATTATAGTATAAGTAGTAAGTAGTTCGTAAAGTGAAATACATATAACCCCTACGAATAATACCATTTTCAATAACCTTTTCTGGTTTAGCATATTTATATAATATTAAATAACTTTCTTGTACAATGTCTTCTGCATAATCATATTCACCAAAACCATTAACTATTCTGATCCATTCTTTATGTTGTCTTGCTACTATCTCTAACCAGTCTGCTCTTCCCATTTCACTGTAACATTTATAAATCCTATGACACACTGTAAAGTGTATTCATCATATCCATCATCATATTGTTCTTTGTGAAATAATGCTCCTATCATGAAGCCTTTTATTAATGCAATATAAATATCTGCATGTTTGTATTGACCAATCATTACAAATATTGTTGTTAATATTAATAGAGATATAAGTATCAAAATAATAATTCTTTTTTGTTTTTATCTAATAAGTCTTTATCCATAAAAGTAAAACCAATATTATTCTTTTCCATCTTTAATTTTATTGGTTCATCAAACGGTGTGCATCTTCCTCCTGTTTCCATTTCTTTTATTTTTAAAACTAATAAGTTTGAGTATATCCAGTCTGTTGGATGAGATGTGTATCTATGAATACAGATCAGATCGTCGCAGCGGTTTCCCCACTTCCCCCCTCCTTCAACACTAGCAATGTTTAAAGGCATTGGCAATCCTTCATACTCATGTCCTTTAGGGTGCATACGTCTTAATGCTTCAGTTACTCCATGAGCATTTAAGAATAATGTTATGTTGTTTCTTTTAGCAAACAATCTAAATTCTGTACTAACTTGATAGTCATATTCATGACCTCCTACTTCTTTATATAGTTGTTTGTCTTTTATTAAAGAGTTGTATGGATCTATTAGTATAGCATCATAATCCCAAGCATCCTTAATGTCTTTTGCTTCTTGAAGTAATTCTTTATATGTGTAAAGTTCTTCTACATCAATGATCTTAAAATAAGTATCTGACCATTCTAAAGCGTCTTTTATCTCTGCGTCATCTGCCTTTGTAATAGGCTTACGCATTTTAAACTCTACTATTTTTCTTTGAATTGATTGAGGTGTGTTTTCTGAAGACCAGATTAAAAACCTCTTTTTGTGTTTAAGAGCCCATATGACGAACAAATACAATATAACAGTTGTTTTACCAACATTAGCATGACCAATTAATAAATTAAAATTGCCTTGTTTGTATCGTAAGTATTCGTCTATGTCTGGAACTCCTATTTTTAAACCTTCCTTAACTCTTCCGTGTTTAATATCTAAAAGTTTTTCAAATATTTTAGAAGAGTTTACTATCATTAGAATGGAAGATTATCGTTTACGTCTGGCATTTGTGCGTTTGATGTTGTTTCTGCAACAGCATTAACTATTTTCCATCCTGTAACGTTTATGTAGTATTTACCTTTGTACTCGTTAGATCTTAAATTAACTCCTACGTTAATTGTTTGCCCAACTTGTAAGTTGTTTACTAAATCAATTTTATCATTTAAAAATTCTACTGGTATTGTTTGTGGATATTTTCCAGCAGTCTCTACTAATACAGTTTTTTTCTTTAACTGCTTAATAGTTTCTAAACTTCCTATTGATTTAATTGTACCTGTTAATTCCATATTTATTTTTTATTTATATTATATAACATTTTATAGTCCTCTGTTGTTGGCAACAAATTCTTCTCGAAGTAGAGATACTTTCCTATTAGACTTATGTCTCCTAGTATTTGTTGTTTCTCTTTATCGGTAGCATTTCTCCATACAGGATTAAGTGCTATTTCGGTAGCTCTATCTACAGCTCCTTGTTTACTAATAGAATCTTGTGTTTGAGTAATTCTAGTTGTCTTTGTCATCTTTAAAAAAATTATTTATTATTAGTTGTTTATCTTGTTTACTTAAAAAGTCAGCTTGTAGTATTTCAAATAAAGCAGATCTTAATTTATCTATTTCTTCTTGCTTTTGTTTAAGTAGTTCTATGTAATGTAATTCAATCATAATATAAAGTTAAACAAAATAATTAAATATTATAATAAAATGTTAATAAAATATGTTTAAAAAAAAAGAGGGAACTTAATCCCTCCTTTAAACAAAGAACAATAAAAACTAGAAAAGTTTCACTAATGAAAAGAAAATTGGTTTATTCTATCATTATAATCATCAATCATTTCCATAATTTCTATGTCTGTAAATTTAGTAATTGTTCTGCTTTTTTCGTAAAGTTCTTTTGACAAGTTTTCACCAATGTATAAACTAAACTTATATTGTTCCCCATATCTAAAGACATTGCACGCTACACATTGTGCATAAACATTTTGTTCATCCCATCTTGTAGCATAATGTTTTCTTGAAATAAAATGACCTGCTTGTATTTTAGTCCAATGATGGACTTCTCCACATGTAGCACATCTACAATATCCTTCAGGATCTGCATCTCGTTGTCTAATGTATTTAGAGAATACAGTATCTAGTTTCTTTATTAAGTTCTTTCGTTTAGGTTTTCTAGGCATTTTTATTTGTCCATACTTGTTATTAGAATCTTACCAGACTCTGGATCTATTTCTTTTATTTGTTTATAGATGTATTTAGAATTAGCTTTTACTTCATTCTTTTCTGTTTTAGATGAATCTAAACCAAGATTAGTATATTGGATTGCATCCAATTTTAACAGTTCATCTGTTCTATCTTTAACAGTTAAATTAAAATCACTTATTATTTTATCTGCTAATCTTCTTATATCATCCATATTTAAATATTAATTTATTAAAAATTGTTATACATTAATTCCCACTAACCCACCAAAGTTATTCACTTTTTTTTTAAAAGTAAATAGATGAGTTAATTTTGTTTTTAACAGAAGATGTTAATACTCTCTTCTCTCGTCTTGTCCTTTATAGGATTTACACCTCTACAGATCTTCTGTTTAGTTCTTTAAGAATTAAATGTTTTTTTCTACTATAAGTAGAATTATTATACATTGTTATCAATTCTTTAGTTTTAAAACTACAAGGTGGATGATGTTTCCAAGTGTATTGTTTTCCAATTATCTTGTTTCTTGCATCTCTTTTATATTCCTTTGTAGAAGGTTTTAATTTTATTGACATATTAGTTAGACTTGTTGTTTAGTTTCTCAAACGTTCTCATTCCTCCAAGTCCTAACATTCCTATTAATACTGTCATTAAATGTTCCATTTGTAATGCTGGTGGAACTTGCTCTTGTCCTAAAAACCATATCAATAAATCTCTTAATACAAAATTGTATGCTAATGCCACTCCACAAACCCACCCAATGAAAGGTCTCCATCCAGCTACGAAAATTGTTCTGTGCTGTGCTTCTACTTTATTTATCTCTGATTGTAGTTCTATTAATTGTTGTGGATCTATCTCTTTTCCTTTAATAAGTTCTCTTATTTCCATACCCAGACCACCTATGTCTGCTTTGTCTTGAAAACCTAATAATCTTTTTAATAGTTTAAGCATATGTCCAAATTACTTTTTGTGTTTTACTAGGATCTGAATCTACATGTATAAATGTATTTGCAATTCCTATCCTATAGAATCCAGCTTTGATAAGTGCTGATAGTATTTCGTATCTTGCTGTACTGGATGTTGCATGTATATCGGCAGCGAATCCTCGTAGATGTGATGAATTCTCTGTTCCTCCCACTTTTGCATTATGTTCTTCAGTTCTGAATCCTGAATTAATCCTGAATGGTATCCCTGCAATTTGACGTGCATGGTTGAGCATGCGAAGAAAAGTTGGATCCATATTATGACCACTATCAGGAAAGTCAGGCGAGTCAAATTCACTATACTTAAAATAAGATTTCATTATACATTAATTACATCTTTAATTTACCAAGCCATTTGTTCCAGCCTTTAGCAACTGCAATATTAAATTTCTCTAACTTATTTGCTATGTATCTTAATATTCTTACCATAATTTATTTTTTGTTAAAATCATCTAAAAGTTGTATTGTCTTGATGACTGTATAAACCAACGTTGCTATAATTAAGAGTGCTTGTAGTGCTTCATTTATCTGTGTCATACTTACTATATAAACTCCTAATCCTATTATTGTTGGTTTAAATCCTTCCATCTTAATTCATTTTAAATGCTATATATATCCAATCATAACCTGAATTATTAAATGATTCACCTGATAATGTAAAACCTGTTGATACAAATGTATGAGTATCACTTGCAGTATATTCAGAAGCATTACCATCTGCAACTAAAAACTTATTATTAGGTCTTACAGAATCTATCATATACCAATCTGAACCATTATTTGAAGATTTTATCATTACAAAGTCAGGTTGAAATCCTGTTGTTATAGTTTGTCCTGTACTTCCATTTCCAGAGTAACTTCCAAACTTGCTAAATGATGATTTAGATGTCCAACAATAAGATATATAATCACCTCCACTTACATTTGTACTTTCGCTTGTACCTGTGTTTTGATATATTACTGTAGCTGATGGTCTTGCATAATAAGGGTGATTTGCACTTGATGCACTATTTTGTTCTGAACTTCCTAAATTTAAATACAACCAATTAGGGTATGTAGAATGACTTAAACTTAAATCTTTATGATACACACTCCAATTATTAGCAGAATCTAATCTTTTTGAAATTATCATTTCGGGAGCGGAATTTAACCCATGTCCAATTGTTCCTTGAGCCCCCGTTCCTTCCCATTTTACTATGCTAAAACCATTACCAGTATTTGCATTAATTAAACTGTTTATTGAACCATCAGTATTAGACTCCCAATTGTTACCCGCTTTCCAAGACCAAGATACAAATGTATTAGAATTTCCATTAATTGAACCATCACTGCCTAACGAAAATCCATCAGAATCAAAAGAAGTTAAATAACCACTATTTGTAAATTCTTGTGAAGTCAAATTAGGAAATACAAATTTTGTTGCACCTCTTACAGTATCAGCAATATTATGATTGTCAGCAAAATTTCTACCTTTTATCCAAACTAAATCAGGTTTAAAGCCAACTCCTGTTATTGATTGTGTACCACCATTCCCAGTATATGTTACTGCTTTAAAGCTATTTTCAAGAGTTGTATTGCTTGGTACATTTTTAGCTACTGCCCAGTATATGTATTCATATCCATTTTCATTTAACATTGCATCAGCTATACTTTGTTCAGGGAATGAAAATCCTGTATCAGATATCGTAAAAGTATTTAATGAACTATCACCTTCTACATTACTTCTATTTGGATTTATAACTTTTTTGCTACCCCTTCTTGTATCAAGTATTGCCCAATTTTCTACATTGCTTGATGATTTAATCATAATAAAATCAGGTTTAAAACCTACATTTACAGTTACTCCTGATGTTGCTCCAGTATAGCTTCCAAGTTTTTGATACCCTGCAATATCGTGGAAACAGTAAGCAATATATTGTCTACCACTTGTATTTGCATTACCAAATGTTTGATTTAATGCAAAAGTAGTTGCAGATGGTACAAGCCAGTTAGTAGATGTATCTTCTACTGCATCACTATTTAAAGTAAGATATTTACTATTACCTAAAGATGAATGATGCACAATCCAGTTAGTAGAACTATCACTTGTACACTTAATAATTGTCATATTTGGTGCAGCTGATAATCCGTGTGGAATTTTAGTTCCTGAAACACCTGATCCATCATATTTAACAATACTAAATCCTGCATTAGCATTTGCACTAACTAATATTTCAGGTGGACCACCAAGTTCTAAATCATTATTTTGTGATGTACTCTCTGCATATAATTCAGCTACACCAACATCAGATATTGCACCACGATAAATTCTAATTTGGTCAAGTTGTCCATTTAATGCTTCACCTGTATTTTCTTTTTGCCCAAATGTTAATTCAGCACTTGATAATGCTCTATTTTCACCTGCATCTCTTATAGTTGTATAAGTTTTCTTTTCACCATTAATATACAACGCGTGATTATTTGGTGCATCTACTGTAACAATATGATACCAAGTATCATTAGATGCTGTAAAATCAAATGTTCCGTATTCATAATCACTACCATCGTGTTTTCCCCAAGTTTGGACTAATTTTGCACCATCATTTACACCATAATAATTTAAAGTCCAATCCCCGAAGCTATGTCCTGGACTTGCCCTTTGGTCAGTATCATAAATCGTTTGATAAGAAACTGTTACATCATCAAATTTAACCCACAACGATATTGACCTGTCACCTAAAGTAACACCACTTACATCAATAAAACTTGAACTTCCATTAAAATCAGCTGCTTTATTAAACTTACCTGTAACATACGATACATTAGAAGCAGTTCCATTATAATCACCTGTTACATCATTCGCATTATCCTCAAATTTATATACTGCTATTGCTGGACCTCCAAAGATTGTCGGTTCGTTATCATCAGCTTTAAAAGCATAAGAAATATTAGATGTATTTGTTGAAGCGTGTTGTGCTATTGTTACAGTTGTTGCACCTGCATTCCAATCTTTCACTCTCCATTGATTTGAAGTGCTTACTGCATTAGCATCATTACTTGATAAGTTAGAATTATTACCTCTTACAATATCACCCCAACTCCAATGAGC